ATGATTTAATATAATTTTGATGTTTTAATGTTTTAAAATGCTTTGATTTACTATCTGGCCTACATATTGTACCACAATCACAATTATATGGCTGTGTATTCCATTCTTTTTTGTATTTATCAATTTTTTCTTTATTTAGTTTATAATATTCAACTTTTTGACCTAAAATATCTTCTCTTTTTACTGTATATCGTTTTTTAGCACACTCTGCAAGTTTTTCTTTGTTTTCATTATAATATATTTTATTAGCTTTTATAATTTGCTCTTTATTGGTTTCATAGTATGTTTTATTTCTGGCTAATATCAAGTCTTTATTTTCTTTGTAATATTCTTTTTTATCCTCTCTAAATGGGCATATTGTATTCAATGTTGAATTTAATTGCTCATACCAATATCTCTCTCTCGCTCTTGCCTCATTTCCATTCGCACAAGGAAATGCTTCAATTTGAACCATTGCCCAATTTTGGAAACCACCATTATCTCTAATTGTTTTATAAATTTTATGATTTGATATTTTTTTACAACTCTCTCTATGGAGACTCTTTCTTCTTGTAAAATCTGTAGTTGATCCAACATATAAATCTGTAATGAGGAGATCATTACAAACTATTTTATAAATAATTGTTTTAGTATAATCAACTGCAACCTTCGGCATTTTGTATTATTATATATTAATATATTTATTTATCTAATATAGATAAATTTTATAAAGCCTGAAACTGTAATTCAGTTGTACCACTTGCCGTCATTATCCCAAATTTTGACACTGCAAATTCAACACTATTGACCGCACTCGCACTATTTGATTGTATAGTGAATGCAAGTATTAACTCTGTTGGGGCAAATGGGCCAAAATTGCTACTTCCAACTGGGCTTAATTGCATGGTAATTAATGTTTGTCCGTAATATGCAGGTGTGGGGCAAGTTCCTGATACATTCATATACATGCAATATCGTGTATTAGCAACTGGGGTAACTGATTGGTTAAAAATATATGTTCTCTTACTATGATAAAAATTTGGATCTCCAACTTGAGACTGTGTATATATTGTTATAAAACCTACATTATCGTTACTAGTAGTCGCACCATTGAAATAATACATATATAAGCCCAAAACATCAGCCACCGTCATACCAATATTTGGTCCAATATACCAATTAATTTTATTAACTCCAACGGCAAAGCTATTTTTAAAGTACCAGCAAGGGGTAAATGCATATTGTTGTGCTATTGTTGCGGTTGGCGGTAAAGGTGGCTTTCCATCGGCATATATTGCGGCACTGATATTTTGCACGGTTGTATTTGTTTGTTTAATTCTCATATTTTGTAAAGTTGTATTATTTAGTGATACACTATTAAAAGTCAAATCTGATGTTGATAATACAGAAGTATTAGTTCCATCATATAGTGTTAATGTTCCAGCGGTAGAATTTAATTTTGTAGTCTCAATTGTTCCATTATTATAATATAATGATGTTAAATCTGATCTTGAATATGTAGTTTCAGATTGATTAGATAATTGAATAGTTGGGTTATTTTCTTGTACTTGTAAATACACAACTGAATTTATCCCATTGCCTGCACAAAATCTATTATAATTTTGTGCACCATTAGTTGGTGGTTGAAGTTTAACTCTATAATTTCCTGTACTATCATAAACAGTTAAATTTTCACCACCAAATATATTAACTTGATTGCCAGAATCGGTACTTGTAAAATTCATTTGACCATCTTGCAATAATACATTTGCCAGACTTCCAGAAGCAGAAAATGAGCCAGTCATTCCAAGATTATTAACATTAGTAATATCAAAATTATTAGCATTAAGATTTTGATCTAAAGTTCCAGAAAATGTTCCAGTTGCTCCAGTTGCTCCAGTTTCTCCTTGTGCTCCAGTCATACCAGTCGCCCCAGTGTTACCAGTTGCTCCAGTATCGCCCTTTTCACCAGTAGCCCCTGTGGCACCTGTACTCCCAGTTTCACCAGTTGATCCCATATCGCCCGTCGCACCTGTAGCCCCCGTATCACCCTGTAAGCCATTACTCCCAGTTGGCCCAGTTGGTCCAGTTGGTCCAGTCATACCAGTTGGGCCAGTATCTCCAGTAGCTCCAGTATCTCCAGTATTTCCAGTTGATCCAGTAGCACCAGTGGCTCCAGTGTCTCCAGTAGATCCTGTGCATCCAGTGTCGCCAGTATATCCTGTGTTTCCAGTATTTCCAGTCTCTCCAGTAGCTCCAGTAGCTCCAGTATCCCCAGTTGGTCCAGTACTCCCAGTATCACCAGTTGCTCCAGTATTTGTATTTGTACCTGGAATGCCTTGTGCACCAGTTGCCCCAGTTTCACCTTGTGCCCCAGTTGGCCCAGTTGCCCCAGTATTAACAGCAGAACCTGGAATACCTTGTGCACCAGTTGCCCCAGTTGCTCCAGTGGCTCCAGTTGCTCCAGTGGCTCCAGTTGCTCCAGTGGCTCCAGTTGCTCCAGTGGCTCCAGTTGCTCCAGTGGCTCCAGTTGCTCCAGTCATACCAGTCGCACCTTGTGCCCCAGTTGCGGATGTTAATGTAGAACCATCGTGAAAACCGATACTTGTTATATTTCGTAAGTTTGTTGCCGAATTCTGATAGTATTGACTATTGTCAGGAAGACTTTCATCACCTATATATTGCAATTTATTATATAGAAAATCTCCACGATAATTACCTCGAGCTGCCATAATCTTTTAACAAAATACTCTTTATTATATTATTGTATATATAGAAGTATTGAAAAAAATTAAAATATATCAAAAGTCGATATGTCTTTTAGATCTTCATTATCGCAAAGAACTCCATTAAGTGGGGTTTTTTACTCTAATAGTACCGCTCAGTTGCAATCTAACACTGAGACAAATTTATCATTAATTGCATCATTGCAATATGTAATTAATTTTACCAATTATTACATTTATAAGACTTATTTACCGATAAACAATCCAACATTTCAAGGTATTATGAATGGTGAAAATATTACTTTATCGAGTACTTTATCAACTCCAACTATAATAGGGGGTACACCCCCTTTAACCCCCAGCCATTGCATAGGCATCGCAGATGGGTCTGTGGCCACAGACCCCAATAACCGACCTCTACGGAGTGAGAGCGACGACTATGCAATGTCAGTGTCATTTACAGGATCACCAACTATACAGGGACAGCCAATCGATTATGATTTATTGGGCGAGATAAAAATGTGTATAAATGAATTGCCATTAAATTTTTTATTATGTGATGGTTCAAGTTATGCCACGGCGGATTATCCAGATTTATTTAATATAATTGGATATACTTATGGTGGGTCTGATGATAATTTTAATGTGCCAAATTTTGAATCATATATACCAATTGGAGCAAATTCAACTTCGGTAAATGGAAACCCTACAAGCAATTTTGTATATGGTAATGGTCAATCTGGGGCAACTAATACAGAAACTATTTTATATAGCAATGGGGCATCATTATTAACCAAGATACCAACACATGATCACCAAATTAGTGATTCAGGTCATAACCATTATACAGAAACTGATACTGTGACTAATCATTTTTATACACCAGCAGGAGAAGGGCTTATGTCTCCATTTTTAGAATCAGTTCCAAATCCAACTGTATTTTTAATTCCGTTAGAAGAAGCATCTACAAATATATCCGTGCTAGGCACTGGAACTAATATACAATCAATTGACCCTATTAGCAATCTTTCAGGAGTAAATGTAAGTCCTCCATATGTTTCTATAAAATTCTGTATTTGTTTTTCCGAAACATAATATAATATCTTTAATATAAGATAATCTTTTTTTTGCAATGAGTTATCGTTCATCATTAAGTCAGAGGCGGTTAGATGGCCAATATTTTCAAAACAGTTCGGCCACTGATTGGCCAATAACAGAAACTAATACTGCATATATTGCTAACCTTCAATATGTAAAGGATTGGATAGCACAAGCATATTCAGGATTTATGACAATAATTAACCCCCAGTATACAGGAACTATGACTGGATCATCAATAATATTAACTGGAGAGCTATCTGTCCCCACTATCACATCAAATACAAATTTTACAGCAACCCCGACGATAACAGTAAATAATACAGTTTATAATATATCCACAGTCCCAGTAGGTACCATAAAAATATTAATAAGTAATGTAAATTTACCACCTGGATATATACCATGTAACGGTGCATCATATGCAACAACTGAATATCCAGCATTATTTAATGCAATACAGTATACATATGGCGGTAGTGGTGCTAATTTTAATGTTCCAAATCTACAAAGTTATTTTCCAATTGGTGGGAATGGTGTGAATGCTTTAGGATGTAGCACAAGTAATTATGCAACTGGAAATGGTGCATCTGGAGCAACTAATACATTTGCAACAACTTCTAATTTTGGTGGTGCATCTACGGCAGTGGCTCCTTTAATGACAAAGGCACCATCCCACACCCACTCAATATCAGACCCTGGTCACACCCACTCGACATCGCTTTCGATTGTG